AAGACAACCTTGCCAAGTTGGATCTCTCCATCTTGATTGGTCCAGGCATTGGCCTGGGGCGAGAAACGAATGTAGGAGCCTGAGCCGCCACCAGAGGATAGATTTAGCATTTTGCTTTCGCTTTCAGAGTTGTGTGTCAATAGACACGGTTGGGGGAATGGGATTATTGGGCAATCTCTACGGCACGGCCTAGAGTTAAACCCGAGGATTCTTTTGTGGTGAGGTCATCGACCATGGATTTCTTGTCCTTGCCCAGGAGCTTCTCGGCCACCGCAGGCGTCACCATCTCAGTTAAGACCAGCTTGGACTTGTCAATGCCAGCGTCAGTGAGCGCTTGCAAGGCGGCATCCTCATTGGTCCATTTGCGCGTTGCACGCTTTGGGACCATCTGCCAGCCATGAATTGACTCACCATTCCTGATTCGTTGCACAGCATGATCACGCACAGCGTCAATGAATTTCTCCACCACTGGCGCACGCTCCAAGAGGTCAGCAATCTGCTCGACTGAGAGCGAAACCATGACGGCCTGGATCTGTTCCTTATCCATGGTTCTGAGGTCTGGCTTGGCCGCGAGCACCTCAAACCCTTTGCGTTGGGCAGGGCACACGATCTTGGCAGGGCAGTACTGACAGGCAGAGTCACTGGGGTTTGGTTGGGCGTCATCCACAGTGGCCTGGACAATAGCCGGGCGCAAGGTGTTTTGATACCAGTCAAAGAGTTCTGAATACGTCATCGAGTGGCTGCGCACGTCACCATGGTGGGGCTGGACAATGCGCAACTCGATCTGCCCAGGTGGTGGGATACCGTTCTTTGCGGCTGACCTGATGGCGCCCAAGGCGTAGATCTTGAGCTGGGGACTGTCAGCATCCACCCAGCCTTTGCCGGTCTTCAGGTCCGACACAATGAGCTTGCCAGACCCAAGGCCGACAACGTCAGCAGTCCCGCCCAGCTTGACCTCATCAGTGTCCACAATGGTGACGTACTGCTCCACTCTGACGTGCCCCAGCTCGTCATGGACCCGCTTGATCTCATCGAGGTGGAGCTGGGCATATTCGGCATTTGTCTGCGTCATAGTGATGCCTTCCACGGTCTTGCCGATATAGTCTGCCGGGCTGGTCTTGGCCTTGAAGCACAACTCAGCCAGGGCATGGATGGCAGTCCCGATCTGCGCGGCCTCGCCAGAGGGTTGCTCAGGAATGCCGACAGACAACTTAACGCTGGCCGGGCAGGCGATCCAACGTGACGCTGCTGACGGTCTGAGGATTATTTTTTGTTCCATGATTCTCTTTCTGCATCCTGTTCGTTGATGATCGTTGTGTAGATCAGAGATCTGACCTCGTTGCTGACTGCGTGCCCCAGATCCTCGGGACTGAGCATTCGGGCCATGAGCAGTGTCTTGTCCTGGTTGGCGCGTCTGGCCTTCTCGAGTTCCTGAGTGAGCCAGACGATCTGGTCCCTCATGGCTTTGCGTTCTGCGTCATCCATGCTTTACCTCAATTTTTTTGAATAAAAAACGAACACCATATGATTTAATAAAAGCAATGACAGTGTTGATTGCAACTATTGCAACATTTGCCTGTGTTGTTGCTTCTATGCCAAGCAATGGGAAGAAAATTAAATTTGATATGAATATCAAAATGGTCCCAAATAAAACTTGCGCGGCAGCTTCTATGATTTGCATTTAGTCTCCACAAAAGCACGCAATGGCATCTTCATTGGGATCAAACATATCGCGCTGGTCGGCAGCAAACTGAGTCATTTGTTCATAACTTGGGCGATCTGATCTGAACATCGCACCGCCTGGCTTACTTGTTAATGCCAACGCCTCCATTTTTGCCCACCAAATGCCGCGCTCTGGCTTTTCCGCAATCAGAGAAAGCACCTGCGCACCGCCTTTGAGAAAGCAAAGATCGCAATTGCCGTGCATGGTCACGCCATTCATGTTTGGCAGCTCGAGGTCAAATGGTTGTGATCTCCAGAAATCCCCAACAGTCTCTTTGGTCACGCCAGCAGTCACCAGCGGAATCCTTGACTTGTCCTTGATCTTTGCGGCACGTCTTTGCTCATCTGCACGCATCCCGATCCAGTCCATGTCTTCGTTATGGTCCCAGCCAAGTGATTTGAGATATTTATGGATCGACTTGATCTTTAGCTCTGCCGTGCAAAATCGAGTGACCGGGTTCGGCAAATACTGACGTTTGCGGATCAGTGCCTCAAAGGGTTCGCCATCTCTGCTGGCCGTTTCAAATGTGACGCGCACAAAAGAAGGATCGGCATCACGGTACTCAACCCAATGGATCTCAACGCCCCAGTTGTCAGAGCAGGCCTGGACAAATTTCAAGGTGGCCTCGTCTTCTTTTCCAGTGTTTGCAAAACATACGATGGCATCACTTGGCAATTCCCCCCCCCCAGCTTCTAATACTTTATGCAGCATATAGGCGCTAGTTCTGCCACCGCTGAAACTGATGCAAGTTGGGCCATCAATGATGAATGGATTAGCCATGCTTACGCCCCCAATGTGCAATGAGTGCAGCGTCAGCACGGCCATCGTCCTTGACGCGCTTGAAGAAATATTCGTAGTTGGGAAACAGCTCCATGGCCCTGGCCCGGCTGGCATCCTTGCCAGGGCCACGGCCAACACCCTTGACCCAAGTGGCAGGGGCCACAAAGGTGACCGGCATCTTGAGCGCTGCCAAGATCCCCTCAATCATGCCGAATGAACGGCCAAAACTAAAAACGCTGGTTACACCCTGCCCACTGACAGCACCCACACGCTCGCAGTAGACGTGGCAGTCTTTGCCTGCGTACAGGTTCAGCAGCTCGGCCAGCTCATTTGCTGACACCTGCCGCTTGGCTTTGCCATTTCTGTCCACGGTCATCACCGGCATGTCGTGGATCTGGAGTGAGTCATCTGTGAGCACCGCAATGGCGCCAGACAGACCTGGGTCGATGCCAATGTGCCTCATTTGAGCGCCTCGTCCATGGCCTTGTTGAGCACTTGCAGCCTGGCCGCTACCAGGGCATCAGTGGCGTCATTGAGGCGCTTCACAGAGTCATAGAGTGGCTTGGTGCGGCCTGAGAGCCAGCGACTGACCTGGGACTGGTCGATCTGCGCGACTCGGCAGACATCGGCCATTGTGTAGCCAGCAGTGCTGGCCTTGACCAGCACGTCTCGAATGGGGTTGTCGGTTGTTTTCATGTCTTGCATGTTAACCACAAATTGACAACTTGTGCAAGACCATGAAAAAATGGGGGCCAGACAGTGATGACCGGCCCCCTAAATGGCAACTGCGCCCGGTTGGAGTGCCCGGTGCAATCAGCGGGAGGATGAACCCGCCGAGGTTCATTGTACGGGGTGAATAGTTGAGTGACTTGTAGGGGATTTGACAAGATGCACAAGCGTGATATGATTCACTCATCAACAACGCAACCAGGAGTAAATGAAATGACAAACGTAACCACCCAAACACAAAAAAGCATTGCCGAGTTAAAGGTTGAGTTCTCACATTATTTTGCTGATCTGAAAGATGATGCAAAGCGCAATGACTACAAAATAAACAAGGCTGATGAATGGGATCGGTTTTTGGAAAAACAAAAAGAAGAAATTATCTAAACCAACCGGGGCCACGGCCCCGCTTTTAAGGATCATCATGACTTTGACAGTTAGAAACCTAAAACCTGGTCAGCAATTTATGCTTAAACGTACTGGTGAATGGTTTATTTTTATTGAAAAGCAACTTGATACGCCTAGTGGAATGCGTCATGTGGTCACGCATGATGACCCGTTCAATTTGCAGAAAAGAAATGGTCGGAGAATTACTTTGCATCATTCTTGCCACGTCATTGCCAAATAAGGATCACCACCATGTACTCGGAAGACTATCAAGAATGGCGGTGGGGTCAGATCCTCACTGGCCGCAAAGACTACAGCCCTGATGATGCCCCCACAATTGATGAAGATGAGGAGTTTGAAGATGACAATCATTGACTTCTGCCGGGTTCCCCGGACCATGCGCGAGTGCCTCGATGAGGGGTTCACTTCTCACCAGGTCTACAACGCCGTGCGTAAGAATGAGCTTTCCAACGTCAACCGCAAAGATGCCTGGGGACGCACCAAGCGCGGCGCAGGGTTGTTTGTTGTGCGTGATGAGTCCATGCGCCTGGATCAGCTTATCGTCTCCACCAAAGACCTTGCAACGGCCCTCGCGGCCTGGAGATAAAGATGCCCAGACCCAAGAGTGAGATGACCAGCGTGGCCGTCACGGTCAGCGCCAGGCTGATCCCGGCGCACTTTGCTGAGTGGAAGCGCCTGGGCGGTGTCAACTGGCTGCGCCAGCATTTGCGCGAGTCAATCCAAAAACAAAAGGAGCAAAGCAAATGAGTGCATTCAAATTCGGACTGGCACTGGCACTGATGCTGCCCTTCATCGGGTTCGCCTGCCGGGTGGCCGTGGAGCTTTTTCTTTATGGGTATCACGCGCTGTGAGTGGCTGGCGCAAACGACAAATTAAGGAGTGTGAGATGACTGACGAAAAATTCTGGCTAGGCATATGTGGCATGGTATTAGCGTTCCTTGTAGCGCTGATGGTGTGCATAACCATCAATGCCCATGGTAAGCGTGAAAAATGGGAGAAGGCCGTTAGCAATGGCGCTGACCCCATGGTTGTTGCCTGTGCGATTGATGGCGTAAGCAGCCATGCAGATGCGGCCATCTGCGCAATCCTGGCACAGGGGCGCAAATGAAAGCACAACAAGTCTTCATGGCCCTGATGATCTCAAAGGGCTACACCCCAGCAGATCTCGCCTGGGACGGGGCCAAGTTCACCAACAGCAACATTGTCACCCGCTGGAATTACTTTCTGCTCGGGTGGGAGATGAGAGGTGTAATGTGATCAACATGCAAACAAGGAGTGAAATCATGGCAAATGAAACAACCCGCAAGTTCCCCAGGACATTTACTGAGGCCTTCCCCAACTCGCTTGAGAATGGCGCGGCCATCGAGATCCATGTACATCAGTGCAGCACCGCTGAAAAGATCATCCGCGTCATCAGCCTCATTGGCCTGATCGTGGTGGCGATGGACTGCTTGGTCTGGAGGGCTTGAGTATGAACAGCAAAGAATTAGGTGGGCCAGCGTTTCCCGTGCACCCAGATATGGCGGCCCAGTTGGGTTGCGTCCCCAGTCAATCAGACGCAGGCATGACCCTGCGCGATTACTTTGCGGCCAAGGCATTGACTGTTTACTGGTCTGGACCAGATGCCTTAGAGGCGAGCAATGATATAGACGCAATAGCCGGTTGGTGCTATTGCATGGCAGACGCAATGCTGAAAGCGAGGGAACAATGAGCGAATCAATGCAACAACAGATTGACCTTGAGGTCAATAAGATGCGTGCCCCTGGCGGCATTGCAGGGGTCATGCTTAACCGCCATGAGTATGAGCAGCTCATCAGGAAGGCCATCACAAATGGCACGCTGATCGGGTACGTTCATGGCGAGACATTCACCCGCGAGCGCCTAGAGCGCAAGTACCGGGACATGGACCAGGAGATGCAGCTCTTGCGCGAGAGGGTCAAAGACCTTGAGCTTGAAGTCATTGCCGCTGCCAGATGAAGTCTGCCCAGCTCCCCCGCTTGATCAAGGCCATCACTGACATTGGCCTGACCTCAGCGGAGGTGGCTGAGACGATTCATTGCACCGACAGGTCTGCCAGGAAACTGATCCTGCGGCTGCGCCGTCAGCACCTGGTCCACATACAAGAGTGGACCCGGTCAGAGGTCAGGGGTATCCCGGTGGCGGTTTACAGGTACGGGATCGGCATTGATGCCATCAAGCCTTTGCCCAGCAGCGTCAGCGACAGAGTGCGCAAGTGGAGACGCAAAGAGTCCCTCGATGACAAAGCCTTTCGTCAGGCGCGTGATCGGGGCCGTAAAGTGAAGATCAGGAGAGATCCGCTGACAGCGGCGTTTTTTGGAGACGTGAAGTGATTGACAAAGACAAATTGAAAAACTACCTGCTCGCATTGATGGATGAGGCAGAGGAGGTGCAGGCCGCAAGTGGTGAAACACCATCAGCACAAGAGGCCATCCAGCAGATCATGGACTGGATTGATCAGTCATCGATTGAGAGCAAACCGCCTTTGGTGATCCCGCCAGCATAAGCCTGACCGCGAATGATCATGTCTCTGGCAGTTTCTGGAGAGATGCCAAGACGTGTCGCGGTTTCCCCGATTTGCTGCGCCAGCAGTTCGAGCTTTGGCGCCCCAATGGGTGATGTCACACCAGTTGCGCCAGATCCAGCGCCCCAGATCACGGCCTGGGTAGGCACTGCCTCAAGCCCCATGGGTTGAGCAATTCTCTGGTTGAACCATGGACCCAACGCAACCATCTCAGGCACTGACGCGCTGGCCTTGGGTATGGTTGGCACGCCCTTTTTGGTTGTCGCACCGCGCACGTCAGGCAAACCAACCAGGCGCGACCAGTGGGCATCACCAACCGGGTATTGCGTCTGGAATCCAGTCTCTGGCACGCCTGACGCATGAATATAGCTCGGCACTTTGGCCGAATCCATCTCAATCAAGCCAGACGCCAGATACTTGCCCATGGGGCCAGCCTGAGCTGTACTGTGATATGGATGGCCGATCACACCGGCCAGCTCTGGCGGGAAATCAGCGCCCCGCTTGAATTCAGACACGCCGCCGTATTTTCTGAAATCTTCAAAACGGCCCAGCGTATCCATCATGTTGGCAGCGGTGCCGCGATTCAACTCTGTCAGCACCTCGCTGCCGGGGCTAGACATGCCCGTCAAGGCGTTGAATTTGTTGTACTCGCCAATGGCCTTGTCTTGCCCATAAATGTCCACAAAGCGCTGATACAGAGGGTCCATGGTGTACCAAGATGCCATGCCCTTGAACAACTCAGGCTGCAATCTTGCCTCGGCCACAATGTCTTGCAGGCGCTGCTCATTGCGGGGGTTCATCACTTGAGGCGCATGAGCTGCACCCTTTGGGTTTTTGGCAGTCTTAAAGGGTACGTCAGTGATGTTGCCAGCTCGCGTGCCTTGCTGGGAAATGTCGAACAGGTCTTGCCTGGTCACGCCAAACAATTGCTGGAGCAGTGGGTTTTCTGGTGCGACCCTGCTGGTTGCTTCCTGCACCAATTCCTTGGGGTTTTTGTAAATGTTTGGAAATGCAATACGCTCAGGGTTCATCACGGTGGCCTGGCGCTTGGTCACGTTGCTGGTTGTCCCCTGCGTCAGATCCTGCAACAACTGAGCAGGCAGACCGCCCCGCGCCATCACATTGGCCGCGACTGGTTCCATGGCACGCTCTGCTGCCATACCGGCACGCTCAAACTGTGAGGCATACGTGCCTTTGGGGATCGCGGCCAGCAACCCAGCCTCTGGCAATACTGGTGGCAGCTTGGTTGATTCAAGCAGGCCAGCAACGCTTTGCAGAGCGTTCTGGGCCATCTGGCCGCGAGGTGCGTAGGTGTACTGCTTGATAAAGTCTTGAGTGGCCTTGTCGGCCAGCTTGACGCCTTCCTTTGTGCCGTACTTACCTGACCTGATGTTTTGCAAGATGCCGTAAGGAATACCGGCCAATGTGGCAGCGGCACCGCTTCCCAGGGTTGCACCCGTCTCACCAATTGCCTCGAGGTAATCCAGTAGACCAGTTGCCATCATTTCACCTCAATCTGCGAGTAAGCCTGGGACCATTTGACCTGCGCTTGTGGACGTGCCAACCGCACGGGTCTGCTGTTGCAGCGCCTGTCTGCGCAGTTGGTCCATCAATGGGGTCAAGCCTAACAAAAATTCTTGCTGTTGGTTAAACCTGGGATCGAGCACGCTGCGAGAGATCTGCTCTGCCACGTTTTCGTTCATGCCTTGAAGGCGAGGTGCGAGCTGACGCATCAAGTTGGTAGCGCCACCCATTAAATCTCCACCTGCCATCTGAGCGCCAGCTCGCAGCATCTCTGATGGCGATTGAGCAGTTATCTCAGCAACATCCTGAGCCAATGGAGTAGTAACTGAATTACCCTCAATGCGTGACCTGGTCACGGCCATCTGGCGCTCACGCTCCAGGTTCTTGATGAACGTCTCGTACTCGCCTTGCGAATTGAAGACAGTACGCATACGGTCACGCATCTCACGCGAGTTGAGGAATTTGTCAGCGATGTTGCCCGTCTCGCGCATTCCATAGATCTCGTCACGCACTGACTGCACCGCGCCCAAGCGATACATCTGCTGCTCTGCGTCCCCTGGGAATTTCTTGATCTCGCGGTTGATCTCTGCCGGGGTCTTGCGCAAGAAGTTCTTTGCACCCAGCTCAAGCGCGTCTTTGAGCAGAGATTCGCTGGAGAACGTATCCAACGCTTTGCCATAGACTGGCACTTCTGCCGTGATGGCATTGCGCAAAGACATGCGCAAATTATTTAAATCATCTGCTTGCGATGACTTCCCAGAAATTTTGGCACTGTTTGCAAGACCGCCAACGTACTTATATGCCTTGTCCAGCATCAGCATTGAGTTATCAGGCAGATCTGCATACTCAGGCAGTCTGCGAGCCTCACTAATGGCATATTGAATGTCCTTTGACTTCTTGAGCAAGTTGTCAATGGCAAATGAGTTGATCTGACCAGCGGCATAGGCTTGGTCATAAAGTGGAGAGGCCAGCAAAGATCTGTTTCTGATGATCTCTTCAGCCACATCATTAATGTCACGCGCACCAATGGCCGTCAGGTCGGTAATGTCTTGAGTGATTCGAGGACCGGCACCAATGGCACGCTCTGTCAGCATCTGACGCACGTCTGTCTGCGCAGCATTGGGAATTGCCATTGAGCCACGCGCAAGGCGGCGCATTGACTCACCGCCAATGTCTGCCAGCGTCTCATCCCTGGCCCCCAGGGACTTCACCACAGCAGCCTGGCGTGCCGCCAGCTCCTCTGGTGATATACCCTCTTGGGCCAACTTCTTGGCAATCAACTCACGCGCCTTGGTGGCAGCGTCTGGCGCTTGCATCAGACCAGTTGCCTCAAGCACTTTACGGCCACCAGCACCAACTGCACCAGTGACTGCTGGAGCAGCACTGCCCAGGACAGCACCAGCAGTACCACCAATTGCACCACCCATGACCCTGCTCTCAAGTCCACCAGTAGCACCGCCAGCACCGGCAGCCGCACCTGACGCCGCGCCATAGCCCAGACCTCGAGCCATTGTCTGGCCCAGTGTTGGCAAAGCAGCAACAGTGCGAGCTGCACCGGCAGCGGCAGCGGGTGCCGTAGCACCGCCAGTGAATGGGGCCGCGATCAGGGCCGCAGCCGTAGGCAGCAGGCCACCCATAAGCTCACCCGTGAATGCGCGGCCAGGGTACTGTTCCTCGTACTGCTTAATGCCAGCGCGGACCCGTGACAATTGATTTTGGTACTCAGGGCCGCTGATGGCGCCAGCTCTGAATGCGGCCTCGATCTCATCGGCAGTGTTGAACGTCAAGCCCTGCATAAAAGACCTGCCAAAGCCAGCCTGAACGGGTGGACCGCCAACCTTTTTGGCGCTGGCGACTGCCGCCTCAAACCTGGTTGGGGTGTAACCCTCAGCCTTTAGGTATCCAACAAGATCGGCCTCAGTTGCATTCTGAGCCTGCATTCTGCGCACGTTTTCTTGCACGCGCTCAATGTTTGGTTGCGTAGCCATTATTGGGGCCTTTTGATAAGGTTGAATCTGTCAAACCAAGAACCTGATGATGCCGGTGCAGGCGTAGTGGTTGTCGATGGTGCTTTTTTGGCAGCATCAGCGGCAATCTCTGCCGGGGTCTTGATGCGCTTGAATGGATCGAACACGATCTGGTTTGAGTCTAGCTTGTATGCATCGGCATACTGCCTGTATCTGTCGCCAACATCGGCTGCCATTTGACGTTGTGACTCAATCAGATTTCTTGCTTGAGAATAAAAATCAACTCTCACGTTATCTGCAAGGGACTCTCCAGTCAAAGCCTTGTTGTACGTGGCGCGAATTCGATCTGGTACGCCACCAGCATTTTGCGCAGTTGCTTGCTCGCCTTGCATAACGGTTGATCCAGGGTCGAGGATCTTCATGTAACCATAGACCAGGGAAATGTCACCCGCTGCCGATGGATTAAGCGCAGCCGCTTCAACCTTCCGAAATGCCTGCGCCAGCTCAACGTAAGGTTTCATCTGGGCAGTGAATTCAGTGCGCAGATCCTTCTCGTTGCCGAATGCCTTGCCAGTGCCGGGGATGATGGGCTGGGGGCCAGTAGGCGCAGCAGCGCCAGCAGCCGGGACCACAGGTGCTCGAGGTGCGCCACCAGTAACAGCGGGAGCTGCAACAGCACCAGGCGCACCAGCAGGCGCAGGCATGGGCGCGGCCAGGCCAGCACCTCGGCCACCGCCACCGACAACGTAATAACCCGTCTCTGCACCGCCAACCACTTGAGGTGGCAGTGTCTTTGGAAACACTGTGCCGGGCTTGATTTCGTAAGGATTGACAAACCTTACACCGCCACCTGTGTCAATCTTTTCTGGCGGTATCAATGGTGAAACGCCAGTAATGGGCTTAAAGGTTCCATCGTCATACATCTGCACAAGAGTTGGTTTGCCATCAGCACCCAATACTTGCTGGGGAGTGCCGACAGGTTTAACCGCCAACGCTTGTTGCATTGGTATAACTCCACCTCTTTTGGTGCGTATATAAAAGTTGTTGTCAGCAGCCTTGAATGGTTCGCCGACAGTCTCTTCAAATGATGGAGCAAGACTTTCAGCCATATCCAAATATCGCTTTGCGTCTTCACCCTTACCTGATGCGGCCATCAAGTCTGCCAATTGGCGGTATTGGCTGGCCTTTCTTACGTTGGCTGGCATTGGTGGCGCAACAGGCGCAGTTGGACCTGGAGCCATGCCAGGCATGGCGGTGGCCTGATCAGGCGTAATGGGAGCACCAGGAGCTGGTGCAGCAGCCGTGCCACCAGTCAGAATGTCAGCGATGCGCTTTTGCATGTCTTGCTGGCGCTTGTACTCATCCAACTTCTGACGGGTCAGCAACTGCTGAATCGCACCCTCTTGGGCCTTGCCGTAGGATGAAGTGCCAGCCTGCAAGCCTGCACCAAGCGCTTGGCCCAGAGAAACAGGCACTGGAGATGGGCCACCTGCTTGGAGCAGGGCCGCAGCGGTGGACAGCAGCGCTTGGCGCTGCATCGACTCTTGCTGTTGAGGGGTCAGGTACTCGCTCAGGGCAGACGTGCCGCCACCAAACAAGTCACCCAGCAAGCCCATGTTCATTGTTGCCATGATGTTGATTCCTTAACCTAGACCTAGCAAACCGCCCAAGATGGCGCCATAACCGGCATACTGAGGGTTGGCAGTGCCACCCAAGATGCTGCCCAACTGAGCGCCACCCAAAGCACCGCCAAGACCACTTGCTGTCTGGTTGCGGAAGATCGGTGTGGTTGTCGTACCGCCAAGGTTGGGCACGTTCTGGCCCAGGGCACTGCCAGTCAGGCCAAGGCGCTCGGATGCCAGGTTGCGTGCAGCGTCAAGCCGCGCCTGGGCCAACTGCTGGCGTTGCTGCTCGGCAGTCATCACGGCCTGCGCACCCGTCATGCCAAGATTTTGCTGCTGCGCACCCAAAGCACCCAACTGGCCCACGGCAGTCTGGCGAATGCCAGCACCAGCGATCTGGTTGGCAGCGTTTGCCCTGGCCGCTTCCATGGCCCTGGCAGCATCAGTTTGGCCGAAACCGGCAGCC